ATGCGGATAGGGCGGGATGCATATGAGCTTGCAGAACTGGCAGAGCGCTGGAACCTGAGCGCGGCCGATATTCGATCGCTGGTGGGGAGGGGCATTCTGGCGCTCTCGGTCCGGATCGTCGCGCAGCCCGCGCTCTTGTCCGTGCAAGACGAGAACATGGAGGGTGAAATAGTCTGGGTGCCAACCGAGGAAAAGGTCTTCTCTGGGTTGGGAGATCTGCTGTTGCAGGACGCGTTTAAGCTGGTGCGCACCGGCGAGGCGCGCGTCGCGGATCTTTTTCTGCCGGGTTCCACGCTTGTGACGTTGCGCGGCGGTGAGGGCATCACCCTATCCCATGTCGACTTACTGGTGCGCTATGAGCATGCCGAGCAGATGCAGCGCGACGTTATAGGGGTTCCATCACGGCTGTCTGATGCGTTTGATTTCCGACTTTTTGTCTATAACGAGACCGAGTTTGCTTTCACCTTTCCCCAGGCCCGCGCCTTGGGGTTTGTGCTGAAGCAAACGCAAGGTGGTGCGCCGGATCAGCATTATACCCAGATCTTGAACGCTGTCGGCAGTTCCTGCCAGCGGCTAAGCAGCCTCTTCAGTCGAAAGCCCTACTGGACGCGCCTGGTTAAGAAGACCTCGGGGCGTCGTGGCTGGTATTACCTCGATCCCGATTTCGTCATCTGGCACAGCACCACTGGCTGACCCAACCGTCCCTGATTCTTCTCCGCCCGCCACTTCGGCGGGTTTTTGATTCGTGGCAGCCGCATCCGGTGCATCGCGATGTCGGCACTTGGGATGCATTTGGTCTGCGCTTGTACGCGCTTGTCTGCATCGGGCGGCGCTTCTGCGAATTTACGTTGTAAATCAGTCCACTAAGAAAACGCACAGTGCATCCCAGTTGTGGGACGGACGCATACAAAGAAACTGGCATCACCTCTCCAAAGACAGAACAGGAGAGGCAGATGCCACACACACATTTCAATCAAGCCGATCTGGCAGCTCGGCTGAACATCAGCCCGCGCACCCTTGAACGCTGGCGCTGGACCGGCGAGGGGCCGGCCTTCCTCAAGATCTGCGGGCGTGCTGTTTACCGGCACGAAGATATCGTGGCCTTTGAAAGCGCTCGGCGCTGCAAGAACACGACGCAGACAGTGCTTTTGCGGGCGGCGCAATGATTATGGCGCGTCTGACCCCAACCAGGGCCATTCACAGCGGGCAGAGTGCCTCTGCTGCCGCCAGTCTCACCGACATCGACTTCCTCGCCTGGATCACCACAGCCGAGCCGGGCGCGGTGCTGGAATACCACTGCGGCTTTCTCTGCGTGGACTGCGCGGAACTGGTCTCGAAGCTCGATGCGGGCGATCGCAAGCGGCTGCTTGCGCTGTCGGATGTGGCCGCACGGGCCGAGCGGGCAGGGCTTGTGCACCTCGTCCAGCGCCGGGTGGCGATGGATGTCTTCGCCTATCTGTCCATCGTGCGGCCCAGGCCGCGGCACAAGGCGCCGGCGCTGACCGCTTTGCTTGAAGCAGGGGAGGGCGCGTGATGACTGACGCCCCGCTTTTTAAGCTCGACGCGGTCATGATCGCAGCGATGCCCTCTGCAGCCCTCGAGTCCACCGCCGTCGCACTCGCAGCGGAGATCGACCGGTTTGAGGCGCTACTGGCAGCGATCCAGTGCCGCCTTGCTCAGACCCCCACCAATTCCCAAACCGAAAAGGACACCCTTCATGCCCTATCCTGAGAATATCCCCTGCATCAATGACATGCTGAACCTGCCCACGGGCGATCTGGCACAGCTGCCGGTCGAGCTGTTGGCCGCACTGCAAGGCGAGCTGGACCATGCAACGAAGCAGCTGAAGGCCGCCAGCGCCAAATTCAGCACTGCGCTCGACATGCGCTACGCCATCCGCGCCGCGGAGGCCCGCCGTGCCTGCGGCAAGGGCACGGGCACGGTGCGCCTGGTCGATGGCGATTACACCGTGGTCGCTGATCTGCCCAAACGCATCGACTGGGACCAGAAGAAACTCGCTCAGATTGCGGCCAACATCGCCGACAGCGGTGAGAATCCGGCCGAGTTTATTGACACCAAGCTGTCTGTTTCGGAGCGCAGGTATACGGCACTGCCTGAGGCGTGGCGCAAGGGGTTCGAGCCCGCGCGTACGATGAAAACCGGCACGCTCAAAGTCACGCTCGAGCCGAATGAGGCGGTGCAATGACAGAGCTTGCTCCTATTCCCCATACGATCGAAGGCCTGCCCGGGCTGATCGACCGCGCGGCCAGCATGCTGGCGGGCGCCAAGACGGCGGCCGAAGTGCTCGAGGCCCGCGAATTCGCAGGGCTGGCCTATGACGCGTCCAAACGCGCCTCGCGTCTGCACCGGGCTAAATCCGCCCATGACGTTCTCATCGTCGCTGCGCACCGCGCACAAGCTGATGCTCTGGAGATTGAGGCTGCTGCCAAGCGGCGCCTTGCCGATGAATATGATGCGGCACAGGCGCGTGGTGAGCTTGCAGGAATTGGTACTAACCAGCACCGGGAAGAGGGTGTTGCTGTGTCCAACACCCTCGGATTGCGCCGCGACCAGATCCATGAAGCGCGTCGCCTACGTGACGCGGAAGCCGCTGATCCCGGCATCGTGCGCCGCACCCTCGATGCAAAACTCGCGCGCGGTGAAGAACCAACGCGCTCCGCCGTCCGCCGCGCGGCAGAGGATCGCCTGCAACGTTCTCTCGATCGTCTGCAGCGCATTCAGGAAAGCGTACAGCGCCTCGAGGAAAACCGCCCGCCACCGATGACGCCGCAGATGCGGGCGCGCCAGATTGCGGTGTTTGGGACGCAAGAGGATCGCGCGATCTGTGGCCGGATCGAAGAAATTATCGAGCGCATCGATGAACAGCCGGATCCCGCAGAGGCTGTACGCCGCGTTCCACACGCTTCGCGCCATGCCGTCGATACCGCGCCAATCCGGCGCGCGGCGGCTTGGCTCACCGACTTCAGCACCCTTTATGAACAGGAGGTCCAAAATGGGACATATGCGACTGAATGATGTTGTCGCCGAGATCATCGGCGCGGTGATTGCGGGTCGCGCGATCAACAAGCGGCAAGCGGCGGTCAATCGCTGGGATGATATCGACGCGGATGGCCAGTATCTCGCCGGTATCGATGGTGTTGTCGCCCGCATTGACACGAGGGCGCGCCGTCTGAAGCTCAGGGCAGAACAGGCGACCACGCCAGCGCAGGCCGAACTGCCGTTTTCATTGCCAGCGGCCGTTGCCATGGACCTTGATGGCACAACGCTGGTGTCGACACGCCAGCTGACGCGCGCAGAATTCGCGCGGGCCATCGAGATCCGCCACCTGCAAATTGCCAACGATAGTGCTGCTTTGCGCGAATGGCGCGAGGCCCTGCGTCAAGCCAATCAGTTCTGGGCGGCGAACCCGGACTGGAGCTTTGGCGATTGTCTTGACGCCATCCTGGCAAAGGGCGGCACCGCGCTCGGTGGGGAGGCAGTGCAATGAACGCGCCTGCTTCCAACCCCAGCACTCCGATGGCTGACCTCGCTCTGCTCGAAGAAAAGCGGCGCTCCATGCGGCGCGAGGCATTGGCATACCTCGCTGAAGCCGACCGGCTCGATGCGCTCTACGGGGCTGTGACCTCCACGCCGGCAGGCAGACTGCAGCCTGATTTCAACATAAATTCTGATGGAGACCCAAACTGATGGCTATTTCTCTCGCATCCCTGCGCAGCAACACGGCGCTGACGCCGCCACGGATTCTGATGCACGGCGTTGCCGGTGTTGGCAAATCCACCTTTGCGGCGGAGGCTGACCGGCCTGTGTTCATCATGACCGAAGACGGGCTTGGCAAGCTGCAGGTCCCGCATTTCCCCCTTGCGACCCGCTATGTCGAAGTGGCGGAAGCGCTGGATGCCTTGCTGGACGAGGATCACGACTATGGCACAGTCGTGATTGACAGCGTCGACTGGCTTGAGCCGCTGATCTGGATAGAGGCGTGCAAACGCAATGGTTGGCAGTCGATCGAAACACCGGGCTTTGGCAAAGGCTTTGCCGAGGCGCTGATCGTCTGGCGGGAATATCTCGAGAAGCTGAACGCGCTGCGCGACCGCAAGAGCATGGTGGTCATCCAGATTGCCCACACCGATATCAAGCGGTTCGATAGCCCCGAGCATGAACCTTACGACCGATATATCGTCAAGTTGCAGGCCCGCGCCTCGGCGCTGCTACAGGAGCATTCCGATGTTGTGCTCTTTGCGAACTACCGGATCTCGGTCGCCAAATCCGATGTCGGGTTCAACAAAAAGGTGACCCGGGCGCTCGGGTCCGGTGCGCGTGTGATGCACACCGAAGAACGCCCCGCCTTCCTCGCCAAGAACCGGTACGGCCTGCCGGACACGCTCGAGCTCAGCTGGGCTGCGTTCATGGCGGCCATGCCCCAATCTCAATGATACACCTGAAAGGACACGACCATGGCACGTTTTGATACGTCATTTGACGCCACCAGCGTTGAGCCCACCACCCCCTACGAGCTGTTGCCCACTGGAAAATACCGCGCCCAGATCGTCGAGAGCGAGATGCGCGTGACCCGTAACGGCATGGGCCAGTTCCTCTGGCTGATGCTGGATATTCTGGACGGCCAGCATAAGGGCCGGAAGATCTTCGATCAGCTGAACCTGGTGAACCCGAACCCGACCACGGTCGAGATCGCACAGCGCACGCTTTCGGCCATCTGCCATGCGACAGGCAGGATGCATGTCAGTGACAGCGAGGAACTGCACCTCATTCCGATGACGATCCAGGTGAAGATCAAGCCGTCGAAGAACGGCTACGGCGAGAGCAACGCCATCGCCTATTTGCCGCCCGAAGGTGGGGGGGCTCCGGCCGCTGCCGCAAAATCTGCCGCAAAATCTGCCGCAGCCCCTGCAGCACCGCCCTCAACGCAGGCCGCTTCCGCCCCGCCCAAGATGGGCTCCGCGCCCTGGAACAAGAAGGGCTGACCAATCGCGCTGCTCCGCATCCCTTACTGACGGCGCAGCGCCCAACCCCATCTAAGGAAAATCCCATGACTGACCTGAAAAACACAGCCCCTGTGGCTGTGATCAGCCCCGGCTTGCCTGATGACCAGCGGCGGCTGATCGACCTCGACGACGATATCGCCAAAATCCGCACGCAGATCGCAACCGCCGATCTGGCACGCCAACGCGGCCACAAGCCCATCGACCCCGACTGGTTCCACCGGGCCCGCACCGCGCTGCGGCATCTCAGCCGCGAACGGGCCGAGTTGCTCGCAAAAGGCACCGGCCGCCGTCGCCGTGAAAAGCTGAAAGATGCCCTGATCGGCGTGCTGCGTGAGCGCCATGACCCCGAGACTTGGAACGGCATTCTTTCCGAGGCCCAAGCCCGCAGTGAACGGGAGGGCTTGTAATGGCTGATCTTCCCGCACCACCCACGCCGACGCTGGCGGCGATCTACGCAGATTATGAGGCCCGCCAGGGCGATGGCTTCCGCGATCACCTTGGTGCGTCGATCATTGGTAAATCCTGTGCCCGTGCGCTCTGGTATGATTTTCGCTGGGTGACGCCGTCACGCTTTTCCGGCCGCCTGCTGCGCTTGTTTGAGACCGGGCAACAGGAGGAAGACCGTATGGTCCGCAACCTGCGCGCCACTGGCGCGACCGTGCTGGAAGTCGATCCAGAGACAGGGCGGCAAATCCGCATTGAGGTCCATGGTGGTCATTTCGGCGGTTCGCTGGATGGGGTCGCCATAGGGCTGCTGGAAGCGCCGAAGACCTGGCATGTGCTGGAGTTCAAGACACACGGCGCAAAGAGCTTTGCCGATTTGACTGCCAAAGGCGTCGTGGCATCGAAGCCCCAGCATGCCGCGCAGATGCAGATCTACATGCACCTGACCGGCATCCCTCGCGCGTTCTACATGGCGGTCTGCAAGAACACCGACGCCCTGCATGTCGAGCGGATTGAGGCCGATCCCACAATGGCTGAACGCCTGTTGGAAAAAGCCGGGCGTATCATCTTCGCCCAGCATCCGCCCGCGCGGATCAGCGAGGACCCAGCCTGGTTCGAATGCCGGTTCTGCGATCACCATGCCGCCTGCCACGAGGGTGGTGCGGCCGCCGTGACCTGCCGATCCTGCCTGCACGCGACTCCGATTGAGAGAGGATGGCACTGCGCCCGCCATGATCGACTGCTCGCGCCTGCAAAACAGCGCGCCGCCTGCTCAAAACATCTCTTCATTCCCGATCTCGTCCCGGGTGAAGTCATCGATGCGGGCGACGATATCGTTACCTACCGCATGGCCGATGGTTCCACCTGGTCAAATGATGCCCGTACCACGGAGGCCGCGCTATGCTGACCCTGCGCCCATACCAAAAAGCTGCCATTGCCGCGGTCTACGAATATTACGAGAACAAATCTGGCAATTGTTGCATTGTGATCCCGACCGCTGGAGGAAAGTCTTTGGTTATGGCCGCCTTCATCGAAGGCGTCCTGAAAGCCTGGCCCGATCAGCGCATCCTGATCGTGACCCATGTCCGCGAGTTGATTGCGCAGAACCATGCCGAGATGATCGGGCTTTGGCCCGATGCCCCTGCAGGCATCTACTCCGCCGGTCTGGGCAAACGCGATGCGCAGGCGCGCATCTTGTTTGCAGGTATCCAGTCGATCCACCGCCGGGCGCGGGAAATCGGCCACACTGATCTGGTGCTGATCGACGAGGCCCATCTGATCCCGGGCAACTCCAGCACCATGTATCGGCGTTTCCTTGATGCGCTCAGCGAGATCAACCCGGCGCTGAAGGTGATCGGGCTGACCGCCACACCGTTCCGGACGGATAGCGGCATGCTGCATGAGGGCAAATCGGCGCTGTTCACCGACATCGCCTTTGAGGCCCCGGTGCGCGAGCTGATCGATCAGGGCTATCTCAGCCCGCTGGTCTCAAAACAGCCCACCACCCAGCTTGATGTCTCAAAAGTCGGCACCCGCGCTGGTGACTTCATTGCTCGCGATCTCGCGGCCGCAGTCGACCAGGAAGCCATCACCCGCGCAGCGGTCGCCGAGATCATCGACTACGGCAAGGATCGCAAATCCTGGCTGGCCTTCTGCTCAGGCGTGGATCACGCGCGTCACGTTGCCGAGGAGTTCCAGCGCCGGGGTATCACTTGCCTCACGATCTTTGGAGATACGCCAAAGGACGAGCGCGATGCCATTATCGCCGCGTTCAAGCGGGGTGAAATACGCGCGCTGGCCTCGATGGGCGTGCTGACCACCGGGTTCAACGCGCCGGGTGTCGATCTGATTGCGCTCCTGCGCCCCACCAAATCGGCTGGGCTCTACGTGCAAATGGTCGGCAGGGGCACGCGGCTCGCGCCAAACAAAGAGAACTGCCTCGTTCTGGACTTTGCAGGCAATGTTCGCCGCCACGGGCCGATTGATCTGGTCCGGCCCAAACGCCCCGGTGAAGCGGGCGGTGGTGACGCACCCACCAAGGTCTGCCCGATGTGCGACAGCATCGTAGCGCTTTCGTCCACCGAATGTCCGGACTGCGGGTACGAATTCCCAGCCCGTGAGGTGAAGATCGCACCGACGGCCGCTGCCCTGCCAGTTTTGTCGCCAAAATCGCCGCAATGGCTGCCGGTCCATGGTGTCTCCTACAGTCGGCACGACAAGCTGGGCGGTCGGCCCTCGCTGAAGGTCACCTACAGCTGCGGGCTCACGTCCTACAGCGAATGGGTCTGTATCGAGCATCAGGGCTATGCGCGCCAAAAGGCGGCAGACTGGTGGCGCAAGCGCGCACCCGATGCCCCCATTCCTCTCAGCGTCGATGAGGCCATTGCGCAGGCAAGCCGCCTTACACGCCCCAGTGACATCTCGGTTCGTTCCTCGGGTCGCTATTTTGAAATCTCCGGTTACAGGTTCGATCCATGCCCCAAAACCACCCCGGCCTCTGCGCCGTCTGCCACCGGCAACCTTGCGGGTTTGGCTGGTTCAACCCGAGTTTCTCCGTTTCGGACCAGCGGCGGGACAAAAGCCGCAAGCACCTCTGTTCTCGCACCTGCCAGGACATCTGTCACGGGAGGAAGGGCATGATCGATCCAACCCCAAACGAGAGCGAGGCAATGACAGTCGGTGGTCAACAGGGCGGCGAATACCTCGAAAGCATTGGTAAGTCCGATCTTGCCACGTTTACCGAGACCGAATGGGACTGCTTTCTCGATGTGGTCATCACCGGATATTGCGACCACCTGCGTGAGCTTGCGGGCAAAGACCGCACACGGCTCGAGGCCATGATCCCCGAGGTGCCTTTCTGATGGCTGATACATCCTACATGGCGCGATTTGGCGCGCGTCTTGTCACCAATGGCTATGCCATTTTGCCAATCAGCCCGGGCACCAAAAAACCCGGCCAATTCAAGCGCGGTGCTTGGGCCGATTACCCGGAATGGAACCGGCATGCTGAGCGGGCCACGACCGAGGTCGAGGTCGCGACATGGTCGGCCTGGCCCGATTGCGGCATTGGGATCGTTGGTGGCGCGGTTGCTGCGGTCGACATCGACATCGTCGAGGACGCTGAACTGGCCCTGCATATCGAGCGCCTGGCGCGCGACCGGTTGGGCGATACGCCCGCCCTGCGGATCGGAAAGGCACCGAAGCGCATGCTGATATATCGCACGGCTGCGCCGTTCCGGGGCATCAAGCATCATCCGCTGGAGGTGCTCTGCCTCGGCCAGCAGTTCCTGGCGTATGCAACCCATCCCGACACTGGCGCACCCTATGTCTGGCCCGAGGAAGGGCTGGCTGATCTCGATATCACAGAGCTGCCGGAAATCACCGCGGAGGCCGCGGCGGGGTTTCTGGAGGAGGCCTATGCGCTGCTGCCCGAGGCGCTACGGCAGCGCAGGCTTTCGACCGCCACGGCCAGCGCCGATCATCTGCGCAGCCACAGTCAGATTGGCACATTGCCCGCCATTGAAGCTGCTCTCGCATGGCTGCCCAATGCCGAGCTGGATTATGACAGCTGGATGCGCGTTGGTATGGCGCTCAAAGGCGCGCTTGGTGACGCTGGCGGTGATCTCTTCGCTGACTGGTCGGCGCAGGCGGCCAAAGATGTGCCCGCCACGACCATGAAGGCTTGGGCCAGCTTCAAGCCGGACCGGATCGGCGCAGGTACGATCTACCACCTCGCCATGGAGCGCGGCTGGCAGCCCGGGGGCGATCTGCGCTTGGACGGCAGCGCTGATCCAGAGATGGTACATCCAGCAGCGTGGCTGTTATCGCGATTGGGCGTTCAGCCTGATGAGGGCGGTGAGACGCTGGCTAACCCGCCATTCACGCTGGTCATGCCGAACGGGCTTGTGGGTGATCTGACGGAATACATGCTCACGACAGCCCGGCGCCCACAGCCGCTTTTGTCGCTCGGCGCCAGCTTATGTGCCATCGGTGCGCTGATGGGGCGGCAATACCGCACGACAAGCAATCTGCGCTCAAACCTGTATATCGTCGGCATTGCCGACAGTGGATCGGGCAAGAACCATGCCCGCGAAATCATCAACGAGACCTTCTTCGAGGCGGGCCTTGCCCATCACCTTGGCGGCAACAAGATTGCCTCCGGTGCAGGGCTTTTGACCGCGCTGCACCGCCAGCCGGCCATCCTGTTCCAGATTGATGAGTTCGGCATGTTTCTCGCGGCAGCCGCAGACCGCAAACGCAGTCCGCGGCACATCACTGAAATCCTCGACAACATGACTGAGCTTTATACGTCGGCAGGTGGCATCTTTCTCGGTGCAGAATATGCCAACCGGGATGGCACGAACGAGCGGCGTGATATCAATCAGCCCTGCCTTTGCGTTTACGGCACTACGACGCCGCTGCATTTCTGGGGTGCGTTGCAGGGCGCGAATGTGGTCGATGGTTCACTTGCGCGTTTTCTGATCCTGCCCAGCGATGAGGATTACCCGGATGAGAACATCGCCGTGGGTATCAGACAGGCCCCGCCAGCGCTGATCCGGGGGCTGAAGCGCGTGGCAGCAGGCGGCGGGCACCACAAAGGCAATCTGATGGGCAAGACGGCGGATCAAAACACCACCGTGACACCGATGATTGTGCCCATGACCGATGAGGCCCGGGCACGGTTCAAGGCGCTCAGTGTGGAGTTGACGGGGGAGTTGCGGGCAGCTGCTGGCACAGCATGTACGGCCATCCTGGCGCGGATTGGTGAAAATGCTCTCAAGCTGGCATTGATCGTGGCGGTGGGGCGGGATCCTGCAAGGCCTGAAATTGACCTGACCGCCACCGAATGGGCCATCGAATTCGTGCGCTACTACGCGCAGCGGACCATGGCGGCGGTAGAG